AGAGTCGAATTTGCGATAGACGGAGAGGGGACGCTGCATGACCTCTATCATCCCTGGGAGTCTCTCCCTTCAAGCTTCACAGACATTGCCTGTAAGCTCCACCAAGCTCACCTCAAGCGCAGTTGGCCTTGCATTGCTATCAAGGCATCACCGGCTAAGCTGCTCCAGGGTCATAACGTGTACGGGCCAGACTGTGCTGCTACTGGCATCCTCGAGCTTATCGCGGCTTTCAGTCGAGCCTTGCCCGCAGTCGCTGACATGCTCGACTTTGGACAAGCTCACCTTCGCCGCGTAGACGTTACTTACTCCATCCAGCTCCCAGATGCCGAGATCATGGCCAACTGTCTGGCTGCCATTGGTCAACTGTCTCACCGCCACCTGCGGGCCGCCAAAGAGGCGGATTACGAATCGACCATCTATTTCAATCGCCGTAGCCAGGACCAGCAGGACGCCGGTCGTAGCAAGGTGCTGGTTGTCTACGCCAAGCACAATGAGATGCTGCACCAACTGGAGCGCCTGCAAACCGCCGCCCGCAAAGAGAAGACCAGCCGTTACAACTCCGTGATAACCGCGCTGTCCTCGCCAGAACTCCAGCATTTCGCCACCAACCGGTTGCGCTTTGAAGGCCGTGGTCTGACCCGTTGGTTTGAGCAGAAGCAGATACCGCGCAACGTGTGGCAGTTCCTCGCTTGGGTGGCTGATTTCGAGAAGCGGGAAGGGGTGACGTTCTGCGAGTGGGCATGGCGTGACATGTTCAGCGACATGATGGCCGCCTTGGGGGAGAGCAAGGTGCACTTGACTCAAGACCGCGCTGTGCAGGCCCGCTTGCGTGAGGTGTTCGGTCGCTGCAAGGAAACCGTCAACCCTGATGACACGATCACCACCACCTGGAACTACACCCGCGCCGACCGCCTGATGCAGTTCTACCGCCTTCTGGCAACCGAAGGCTGGGACAAGACCAAGCGTCTGACCGCCCGCTCGACCTTCTATGACGCCGTGAATGCGCTTCTGGCCATCGGCCTGACCAAGGCCCAGCTTCAGAACCTGCGCAACAAGAAGACCGCCAAGCTCCTGCACCTCATCAAGATGGACTTCGCCGACCAGCGGCCGGCGGGCTACGTCGAACCGGTGGGAACCGTTCTCGATACTCGGGGCGACATGAGCACCCTTGGCAGCATGTGCGGCAAGGACTTCGTGCAGAAGCTCGGCCAGTCTCGTGAACAGCTTATCGCCGCCGAGGTGGCCAAGGTATCCGGCCAGCCGCTCGACGTTGCCCGTTACTGCGTTTCCCACTTGGTCGCCGGTCGTCCCATCCGTCTCAATGGCGAACTGGGCGGGGCAGGGGGTGAGCAAATCCATCTGGCCGTGTTTGACGATGGCACATGGGAACTGGTGCGCGGCAACGTCAACGAGTACCGGCAGGAGCACAACCTCCCCGAACCTGAGCAGCGCCCGCAGTACGACGATGATGAACTGCTGGCCGACTTCGCCGACTACTTGGGTGCCGCCCCCAATCCTGAATTCGATGCCCGGTCATACGCCGATGCAGAGCACCGCAAGCTCTCCATCATCCTCGATGCCCTGCGTGCCGAGCTGTATGACGCCGAGCAAGACCCCGACCAAATCGCCAAGGCCGTTGGCCTTCGCGGACGAATCAGCCTTACCAAGCAGCGTTTAGACCGGCTTTGGTACTGGGCACATAAGGCCACCGACTCTCGGGGCCGCAACATCAGCAGAGAGGAAGAGATATGTCAGGAATGAGCAAGGTGTTCCACGTGCTCCAGGTGCGCTTTGGGCGCATGGACGAGCCGGGTAAAGAGTCCTTTGACTGGGCCAATGTTCACGTAGTCGAGGATGAAGTGCAGTTCGATGCCGGGTTCGCTGGGGTCGATATCGGCAAGTTCCCGGTCGATACCGCCGATGGCAACAAGCTGGCGAAGGATCTCCACGCAGCGGCCCGCGCCGGTGGCGTTCTGCCGGGTCTTATTGAGCTGACCTTCTCGCCGCAGATCTCCCTCAAGCAGACCAAGCTGCTCGTCACCGGCTGGAAACCGGTGGGCAACGCCTCGGCCGCGTCGGCCAAGGCCTGATTAGTAACTGTTACCTAAAGGGAACCGACTATGCAGTGTGTGCAAACTCTCGCAGATGGAACGCTCCAGGTTATCGCGGTAGCCGAGGGAGAGACTTGCATCACTGGTCTGTATCTGGTGCAGGCTGCCGACAATGCGTGGGCGGCCTTGCTGCTGGACCCTGCACCCTGGGTTAACGACATGTCGCTTGCCTTCGGTGTGGGGATAACAACACCTCTCCTGGCCTACGTTGTTGCGCGGGTCTTCGGGGAGTTGATGAATATGTTCAATCACGATGAGAAAGGAAGCTAAGTTATGGAAACTGTTCGCAAAGTAGGTAAGTACGGCATAACCGCCGCTGTCGCTGCTGGTCTGGTCATGTTGTCCAGTTCTGCCAACGCTGCCCTGGACTTCTCCGCTATCACCGATTCGGTGACTGGCGCTGAGGTTCTGGCTGGCATCTCCGCCGTGGTGGCCATCCTGATCGTGCCCACTGCGGGTAAGTGGGCCTTCCGCAAAGTCATGGCGATGTTCGGTCGCTAAGGCAAATCAACCCGGGGGAGGTAACTCCCCCTCTAACTGCGGGGGTCATATGGTCTGGGTGCCGCTCTTCTTTGTGTTTGGAATTGCCACCGCTTCGGCCATCATCAGGGGGCTCGGATAGTGGACATCAAACAGTGGGCCCGCTGGCTCGCAAATAAACTAATAGGGGTTCTCTGGTTCATCGTCAGGAACCCTTTTTTGATCATCAAGCGGGTAATTCGCTGGTCGCTGATTGCCGTGTTCTGGCTGTTCCTGCTGGGGTGGGGAATATCGGCTTTTGCGGCTGAGTTCTCTCCTGCAAAGAAAACCGCTGTTCAGATTGGTACGTGCCAGAAGTTAAATAACAACTCCCCTGTTGATTCTCGCACTGGGGTTGATTTTGCTGCTTGTCTTGCTCTTGGTAAGACTTGGGATTCTTCCGCAGCTCAATATCCAACTAGGTGGAATCCGCTTGGCACGAGCGGTACGGTGTTCGACCTGCAAGTTCAGGTGGGAGCCTCTTGGTATGGAACCAATACTCGTTTCTCTGTCACTGGCTCACGGGATAGTTACTCTTGCCCCCCTGATGGCAAACCTAATTTTACAGTTGGCCCCGTAGACCTTAATGGCACCAAGGTCTGTCAGACTGCACCTATAACTTGCAAGATGGGCGAAATCAAAGCCGTTTCCGAAACTACCGGTGCCGAGACCTGTAAAGAGAATTGCGCCTCGGTCGCGGGTCAAGGTCTGACTGGTGCCGCCTACAATCAGGCGTTCTTGCCGTCTGCCACTGTGACTTGTTACGGCTCCTGTTCTGTTATCTCTCAAGGCACCACCGTTGTGCTTCCCGCGAACGGGTTCACCATGCACGGTGACATCCAGTTCACTGGGGACAAATGTCCGGTGACGTTCCCTGATACGGGCGATGGCCAGCCCGTTTACAACGACCAACCCGAATCCTCCGACGAAACCAACAACGCTCAAGACCAACTCCAGAACGCTGCCAGCAACGCTACCAGCACCGACAACGCTATTTCTGGCGCCACTGGTACCGCCGACCTCAATCAAGTCGTGGACAAGATAGCGGAAGCCAGCAACGCCCAAATCAAGGCCATGAGCGAGCAGAACGCCGCCATGGGCAAAGTCATTGAGGGGGTGGGCAAGGACATACAGGGGGCTATCAAGCAATCCGGTGGTGGTGGTTCTGGTGCATCCATGGGCCAGCTCGCAACGGCCAACGCCATCAAAGAGGGGAATGCGACCCTACAAGAGATCTCCGACAAGCTCGACGAACAGCAGAACCCTGAGCCGCCAGTGAAGCCCGGTACCGACTTGGCCGCTGATGCATCCGGTATCCATGAGTCGAATGACTGGGGTCAACGTAACTTCGGCACCGTGCTGACGGCCAACGCCGAACGGTTCAAGGCTCTGCCTGTCTTTTCGCTGCCGAGCACCTTCTTCAATGCCAATATCGCGGGCGGCTCCTGCCCGTCTTACACCGGGTCATTCACCCTGTTTGGGACGTCGTTCGACGTCAGCTTTGATGCGTTCTGCTCTCAGACCCTCATGAACGTCATGCCCTACATCCGGGCTGTGGTCATGATGCTGTTCGGCTGGCTCGCATGGCGCATTGCTGTAGGGAATGGAGGTTGATATGCAAGAGCTGATGGACTGGCTTTATTCGATTATTAGCGCGGTACTGGCATGGCTCCTGGAGCTGGTCACCGCTGTGATGAACTGGATCAAGGACTTGGCCCTTGATTTGTTCTCGCTGTTCCTGGACGGCCTCTACGCGCTGTTCTCCTTGCTTGAGGTGCCTGACTTCCTGAGCGGGTCGATAGGTACCGCCTTCGAGGGGCTGCCAGCGCTGACACTCTACTATCTCGCCCAGGTGGGCCTTGCCCAGGGGCTGCTGATGGTGGGTGCTGCCTATGCGTTCATGCTGCTTCGCAAGCTGTTCACGTTGGGGCAGTGGTAAATGATCTTCTTCCATGAAGGCATGCCCCGCTCTGGCAAGTCCTATGAGAGCATGGAGAAGCACATCATCCCCGCCCTGGCCAAGGGGCGGGCGGTCGATGCGTACCTGTACGGTCTCGACCATGAGAAGATTGCACCGCTCGCCGGTATCGATGTTGAGCGATGCAAGGAGCTACTGGTTGAACTCACCACCGAGCAGGCCAGCGAGTGCTGGAAGTACGTTCGGGATAATGCGCTGGTTATCCTGGATGAAGCCCACAAGTTCTGGCCCTCTGGCCGCAAGCGTCCCCCTGAGGAGATGTGCAACCTTGTGGCCGAGCATGGGCACCGTGGCATGGACATGCTTTTCATGTCGCAGACCTTCAACTCCGTTCACAAGGTGATCCAGGACAGGACGAATAAAAAAGTAACGTTTACCAAACTCGACGCTGTGGGCATGGAGAAGAAGTACAACTGGACGGCGTACCAGGGCACGCTGGGAACGCGGGGCGGTAGTAGTTTCGTCACGTTCTCCAAGATGGCTGATGGGGTAGGGAAGTACGACCCCAAATTCTTCGGCACATATAAGAGTCACATCAATGAAGATATTCAGACCGAGAATTACAAGGACCAACGCTTTAACTTATTTAATAAGAAGAGTATTAAATATGGCCTGCCGCTTCTTGCCGCTGCCTGTATTTATGGCATTTATTACCTTACGCGCTTCTTTAGCGGGGAAGTATTCCTTGAGAGGCAGGCAGAGCACCAAACACCACAAACAGGGCAGGTACAGACCGCGCAGGCCGTCCCCGTGAAGCCTAAGGCGCCTGAGCCGGATGATTTTATCTACCAGTCATTGAAGGGGAGGGATTACTCCCTGACGTACCTTTCCAAATTCGGTGACAAGGTAATGGACTTCTGGGTCGAGATACGCGACGAGAAAGGGGAGACCTTGGAGACATGGCAAAAGGCTGACTTCGATTCTTTCGGCTACAAATACAAGGTGACGACCACCGGGATGATAATTGCCAGCATCAAGGAAACCGAGCTTTTATTCCGTGAGAAGCGATTGCCTAATTACGTACCGACCAAGAAAGACAATATCGACATGTCCGCAACCAACCCCCTCAACTGATACCCTGATGCCGATAACCCCATTTATCGGCATAAAGTAACTGTTACTTTACCTTGCACAATCCTTGGCCTGTGCTATATTTAAGTAACGGTTACTTAATGGAGTGATGAACATGGCTAGCGATCAAATTGCCCGTATTGATGACATTCTTCTTAAGTGTCATGAAAATATAAGTCTTTGTAATGAGCTTATGGAAGAGTTCAATATTGAAAAGCAAAAGCGTTCCCCCGGGCGTCCTTGCATCGGGGATGCACCGTTGACCCCAGCAGAGAAGCAACGCCGTTACCGTGAGCGCCAGCACCAGAAGAACATCACCGTTACGTTAAGTCGGGATGACGTAACCACGCTCAGCTCGTTGCTTACGGCCGCCAAGTTCTACGGCCCCCGTATTGGGGTAGACCTGGACGCCAAGTCGGTACAACGCCTTATCGAGGCGCTCGATGGTGCCTGTGGTGGTGATGCTCTCAAGGGAGTTAAATGACATGTTCATCCGTATGCTGCTCACGTTCATTGCTTCTTTTGCGCTTCTCATGCTCCTGGCCGCCAGCAAACTTGGCTTTGGTCTCTGGGCCATTGTCCTGGTTTTCTGCTTGTCGCCGTTCATCTGCTTTGGTGTCGTGACACTCATCGCTTACTTCGCCGAGTGGACAGATGGCCTTGAGCGTAGAAGGCGCATTGCCAAGGCCAAGGCTCGTAAATCATCTGTCTCGACGACGCAGTGA